GCTGCATTTGTTCTTGCTGTTGTTGCTGTTGTTGCTGTGCCTGTTGCATCTGCTGAATTATCTGCTGTTTTTGTTGCTCATTTTCTGATGCCAATGGTATCATTATATTTTCTACTGTCGCATTTATTAAAGGCATTAAATATGGCGGGATAGGTTCTCCCTTAGATAATAGGGTAGTAGCCAATGTAAGAACTGCATTTTTATTAGATGTCTCTCCTTCAACCTTTTTTATCTGCATTTCTATATCCCCCTTAACTGTTTCCGTCTCTTGCTTGCTTTTCTCTGCTTCTTGTGCGCTCTGTATTTGCCCTTGAATATTATCTTGTTGATTTTGTGCGCTTGTTTGTTGTTGCCATAATAGCATTTTCTTTTGCCCCTGCCTAAATAACAATTCACCTAGTTTCACATCTTCTTTAGCAATTCTCATTAACCTAAACGGGTCAATAAATAAAACTAAATCAGGCGTTGATTTCATAGCATCATTAAGTATCATCTGAAACATTTGTAATTCAGATTGAGTAGGTAGAAACTTAATGTCAGTAGTAAAAATTCTACTGCCAATATCTTCTGACTTAATTAGATTTCTATACGCATTACTACCAAATGTTACTGAATCTTTAAGTAAGCAAGATACTTTTCTTGCGGTTATTTTCATACATTCAGAATATGCCCGATACATATAGTCGGTTGCGTTTTCTGCTTGGTTTTGAGATACCTCTATATTACCTGATGTAACTCTTGGCTGTAATGCTGCTGATATTAAATTAGGGTCTTCCCCAAGCTCATCTTTTAATGTTTGATAATTGAACTGATAGTTTCTTATTAGTCCATCCATCTGCCCTAAAAATCCTGTATTAGCTAATTCTTGAATAGGTATAGGAACTCTATTCCCTTCTGCATCTACCCCACGATAATATATATCCCCTGTTTGGTCATATAACTTTTTATAATCAATATCCTTATTACCTGCATCTCCTAATCCATAATCAATATTTTGTAATGCGCTTTCGTCAATAGCTGCACCTGTTGGACGCATACGTGCAACTACCTGTTGCATTTTTAATAATGCTAAAATCATTCCATCTACCGCCGCTTCTATCTTTTCAGGGACAGCCATGTTTCTCATCTCGTAATTCTGATACATATAGTACGAATACGAAAATTCTGCATTACCTATTTCTTTAGGGTCTTGCGGACGAATCATATTTTTCTTCAACCCCCATTCTAAAAGAATATCATTATCGGGTAAATAAACGCCACGATAAATATTCCAATTACTATCATCTACTATTTTTTGATTGTCTGATGGTTTTTCTCTTTTCTTCCCTGATGCAGTTGTAGGGAATCCCTTTTGAGTATAGGTAGTCCCTGTTGATTTACTTGTAGTAACAGTATAAGGTTCGCTGTCAACGGTCTTTAATTCAAATTCAATAGACCTTACATTCCATTCGTCATAAGGTCTTAAATACATTGTATTCCATGCTGCATCCCATGTTATATTTGTCCATGTCTGATATTCTTTTGCAGATTGCGCTATTTTAAATAACTGTTCTTCATTGAGAGCAAGAGGATTATTAGGATTAAACTCTTTACCATACTTCCGCCTTAATTCACTCATCTTAATAGTTGGGCATTGTCCTCTCCAAGATGTATCTCTCATGTCGGGATATACAGTATAGGAGTAAATCATATTTTCAGGCTTTACCCATTCGATATGAACTATCCCTTTATCATCCATCCATGTATAAGTACCTACTAATCCAACTTCTACGCTATCATGTAGCATTTTTTCTTTAAGTACATCAAACCATCCATTACTACTGAATATATCATTACACCCTAATTCATATTCTATTTCTTCTGGAGTTCTTTGAAATTGCGCCTGCCATAAATTAAGTTCTTCTTTATCTGATGGCAATTCCTGTTCAGGAATCATTTGTACTCCCGACTGTTCCTGTAATGCCTGTAATTTCTCTCTATTATCAATAATAAATTCTATCTGCTCATACTCATCTTGCTTGTCTTTTAATGATAAAGAATCTACAGCCGTAATCTGTATTTTTTCTTCCCTATTCATAAACCTACCAACAAGCCCTGATACTATTTTATTTACGATTTGTAGTGTTTGCCAGTTTAAACGAATGTAATTCTGCTTACCATTCATCTGCAACCTATCCTGAAACATTTGCTGAATATCAATCCTGCCATTAGCATAATTTCTATTTTTACGGAATCTTGCATTACGATTATAATAATAACCGCCTAATCCTGTCATTACATAGCCCCATATTTTTTTAGAGATAAGTTTACCGTATTCAGGAGAAGATTTATCTGAAATAGAAATTTCTGCTAACTGAAAATTTTTCAGCGCATCAGACTGTATAGAAACATCATCCACTTTACTAGATACGGACATAAGTTGGGGTCGGATTAAAAACGGACTAATTGACAAACAAATATAGCAAATATTTTAATAACCAAATCTTTTTTTTAATTTTGATAAACAGTAACTAATGGATTTTTCTTTGGTGGTGGCTTAACGGCTCTTTCCATTAAACAAGATATAAGTATAAGGAATGTTACCAATATATCAAACTTTGTTCTATCGTATGGGTCAAATAGTAAAGCATTATCAAGTATTTCAATCCAATCAATTCTATCACAATGATGCTCAAAATAAGATATACCATTATCAAGTTGCTTAGTTAAAGAGAATGGAGTTATTGGTGTCCCTCTATGCCTATCTGCATTTTCCCTTTTTGTTGGGTCTATTAAACTTTTAGGGTATTTACCAAGATATGCAGTTCTCCCTCTATCTTTAAAATATCCATCATAATCATCAGCAGTATGTTCATACCAAACTAAATACCCCATAAACTCTGCACATAATAATACCTGATTATGCAACATATCCTTTTCAGCAGGGCGACCATAAAGCATCCCTATTGGCTTGCCAGTATTTTCAGGGTCAAGCAAATCAGACCTTCTACCAACTAATGCACATGCTTTAGACCCATATTTTCTACCCCCTTGACTATTAGAATAACTATCTACTGCTATTGCTCCATCATCTATATTTGCAGGCATTTGTATTAACCCATTTAATACTTTCTTATTTCTTTCTGAAATACTTGGAATCCAAGTAAACTCCCAATGAAAGTTTTTATCTCCATCATTTATATCCCTAAAATCAACTAACTGTGTATCTATATTTCTAAAAAATAGTATTTTGCGTTTAAATACAGGGTTTTCTTGTAACTCTCTTTTTCTTTGATTAATATTATATGAATTAAAAGCACATCCTGTATTTGCCGCTTCAAACATTTCCTGAACTGAACAAGGATTCATACGGATTTCTTCTTCAAGCAAATCGCCAGTAAGCCCAACACGTCTGCTTAATACATAAGCCCTTGCTCCTTTTCTTATATCATCCTCTGAAATTTCACTTACAGTATCTCCTGTTATAGGGTCTTTAACCACCCACTTTTTTAATAAATATTCATATTGTTCGGGAGTTGGTTCATCTATAACAGACATACCATATTTATCAATAAAACCTTCGTAGTTATCGTATGCAGGAGTAAAGTATGTAACTAATCTATTATAGGTTTTCTTGCCATTAGTTTTAAACTGATTTGCATTATCCCAAATAACTTTAAATTCAGCACCACCCCCTTTAGTAAGTTCATTTACGGTGGATGGCATTTCTACAAAACCTACCCTTTTAGCACCCTTAACTAAAGTTTTACTTATAATTGTAAAGAATTTTGAGGCGGGAACATCTTGTGGGAGTTTCCCAAACTCATCAAGAAGGATTCTTGACATTCTACCCCTATCATACGCATTTAATACTGGCGCACGATAATTTATTTTAGACCTAAGACCTTTAGATGCAGTATTTTTTTTATCTATTTTAGCCGCAAAAACTAACTCTGTAACACTTCCCTCCCTATTTAATTGTCTAGGCTTTAGAAAAATAGGCAACTGCTGATACCCAAACGCTGCCATATCTGTAAATGTATCTCTACTATCTATGTTTGTTTTAGAAACTAATCCGCAGTTGCTATTTGTAAAGAAAATACATTCGTATATTAAATTTGCGGTAGCCTGTGAACTTGCCCCTTCCCTACGTTTTTTACCCCTAACAACACCTAAGCACCATAGTATTTTTTCCCAATAATCTAAAAATAAATAATATCTTCTATCTGCATCTCTATAATCAGGGTAAATATCATCTTCTAATTTCCACCATTGTAGATAAAAATAATTCTTGCCTGTTATATAAGTTTTAACGCCATTATTTAAAAAAATAAACCCATCTCTACATCTTCTTACTTCTTCTTTTGCATAAGCAGATTGTTCTGTATTTAACAAAGCGTTCCCATCTTCATCCTTTTTTACTCCATCAAAAAAATCGGGTAATTCTTTTCTTCTCCAATATTGCATTGATGGACTATCGGGGAATCCCCAATCTTCTACATAGTCTTCATTTTCGGGTACGTTGACTAACGTACCATATATATCTACGGATAATGCCATTAATCTCTTTTAGTAGCTACTTGCTCTATGAATGGTACTTGTTGTTTATCTTTTTGTTCGTTGCCAGTTAGGTTTAACTTTACCTTTATATCCTCCATATCTAAAACGTGTTCTTTAGCATTTTTTATTAATGCCATCGTCCTTTCAAAGGTTTTGTCCCCCTTTTCTGTTTCAGATAACAACCCTTTTATAGACTGCCCTCTAGTATGCGCAATCGTATCATTCACTAATCTATTTAACTCATAATACAAAGCTACTGCTCCATTTTGCTTATAAAGCAAGTTTTCTTCTTTTAATCTTTCGTTTTCTTTTTTTAAGTCCTCTATCGTTTCAGCCATAAATTTATTTTTGAGTTGCTAATCTTTCTTTGTAAAGGTCAGAAACAATTTGCCACCAATTTGGGTGGATTTTTTGAAATTCGGGATTTTTAAGAGCATCCTTATACGCAGGATTACTTAAATTAGAAAGGTATTCTTTATTAGCTAAAAAAGTTGTTGGGTCTTTAATGCCTGCTTTTCTTGCCCTTATTAATATTTCCTGTATGGCTGCGGGCTTCCAATCAGACTGACTATTAGATACGCTTGCTTTGCTTGCAACATTAGGATTATCTACAAACATTTGAGTTGTATTTAATAACCCTCTTTTGCCTAAGTCAGATGCGTACATTTTATTATCCCCATTAGGAATCCAATTACCAAACGCAGTAAGTTCATCAGGCGTTAATGTTCTTGGAGTTGAGGGTACAGTAATTCTTAATTTTGTTGCCATTGGTATTCATTTAATTTTTTACAATTAGTTTTATCTAACCCAATTAATAATTCTTGTTTTTTTAATCTTTTAGTAAGTGCGTGAGATACCGCTATAATTTCTTCACGTTCATTCATCTCTTTCTCAAAATGTCTGCACCTAATCAGTCTTTCTTCTTTTAAATCTTGCCCCTGATATATAATTTCATAATCAGAAGCCTTTAGCGTATGTACTATATTACCTGCAAACTCCCCCGTTGTAATAAATAGAACTTCTTTTATTAGTGTCGGCTCTATACCCGATAAACTACCTTTATAAGGCTCAAATATCCTTAATGCAAAACAAAAGTTTTTCATAGGTTGTAATTTTCCTTGCTCATTTCTCCATGCGAAACATTCCCCCTCTGGTATTGAATAAAATCTAACATCATTTGATTGTATTCCTGAACTTGGAGTATAGTCAAATATTAAATTAGAATCATGTAGCGCATTATGAGATATTAGAATTTCTGAATTTATAGGAATATTTTCAGCAGAAACCACAATAGCATTTACTGGCTCTGATATTCTTTTATTAAACTCATTAAATTGCCTTTCCCTTCTTATTACTACTCCATTAAGATTATGTTCGTTCTTTGATTCTTTATCTGCTTTTATTACTACTCTGCCCGAAACGCATTTAAGTCTGTCATCTTTATCTGCCATAGCAGCCCTTGATAATTCCCTTCTTTTTTCATAATCGTCTTTAGCGTGTTGCTGCTTACTTGATTCAATAGCCATTATTTCGGCTTTATCTAAAGATTCTATATTGGGATTGACTAAAAAGAACTTACTCATTATATAGGAATTTATTCACAAATTAAAAAATAATACCCAAATTAAAAAATTTACTACCTTTATATCTCATATACTTTTTTTCGTACAATTTAAAAACAAACAACTATGGCAGCAGCAGCACATTTTTCTGCAAGAATTTATGGTGAGGTTGAAGGAAACCCACCATTTGAAAACGGGTCAGGGCAATCGGCTTTTTCAAGAGTTAAACCTTGGCCTGCGGCAACAATCGCAAGTTTACCAACTGACGGTACTGTGTTCTACACTTTACCAAATGGTACAACCGTAGGCGGAGCTTACGTGTATTCTGTAATCGTATTGCCTGCAACAGGGCTGAATAAATACGGTGCAAAATATGTATCTGACAGTTCAGTTGCGACATTGGCTACAGCAGCAGGTTAATCTTCCACATGGACAGGTTATTAGCCCCGAAACTATTCGGGGTTTTTTATTTGGTTTCATTATACAGTTTCCTGAAATAATATTCTACCCCTACCTGATGGAAAAACCCATAGCTATTCTCTCCTACCATTGGTTGACAATTTTGCGCATATTGACAAACCTCTAATATTCTTGGTGTTTTCAAAGCCTCTGCCAAATTCCAATTCATTGATTGATTAGAAAGCAAAAACCTTGAAGCCTTTAAAGCATAAGCCAAATCTAAGAAATTATTTATTTCTAGTCTTGGAATTGTTAATTGCCACTTGTTGCAAAAGTTCCAATGTTCCGTTTCTGTCCCTGCAAATATCAAATCAGGCATATAGTTTTTAAGGAAAAAATAGTCAGTTAAATGATTTCTATACCTATCTGTGAAATTCAGTACTATTTTATCTTTAACCTGTTCAGATATATATTCAGGAGTATTATCATCTAGTGTAATCCATTCTTTACTTAAATCAAAAGATAAATCAGGGAAAGCGTAAGGAATCCATGCTTGTATTGCCCCATGAGGTAAATTAACAAATGTCTTCTGCCTTATTACATCAAAATCCAAATCAACTTTTTGTCCTTGATAAACCTCGTAACTATCAATATACTCTTGGCTTTCTACTAATGGCTTCATCATATCAAACATTGCCTGATTCAATGTTACCATTTCTCCATTATTTGTTGTAGGGTGTGTTGCGCCGGGGTAATATGCGGCAGGAGTATTTACAAGTTGTAAAAATTTAATCTTTCTACCTGTTACTTCATAATATTTTTTAAGCGCAGGCATTACCGCTATTTGGTCGCCCATATTAGCCATGTGCTTAACTGATGTAGGTAATGATTTTTTAGTACTCATGGTTTTTTTATTTTATGAAGTTGCTTTAATTGGCTGTAAATTTTATCTAACGACTTTTGAGGCTCGTTAGGCGGTTGGTTAGAAAAGAAAATTTTTGCCATTAATCTTAGTTTCTTTGATTGTTTACCATTCATAGACTATATCTTTTTCTGTAATTGTATAAAGTTCTTTTACTTACTCCCAATGCTCTTGATTGTTCAGTTTCGGTTTTGTATTTAGCCAATGCTATTATTATTAGCCTTTTAATGTGATAATCTAAATTTAAATTTTCTTGCATAATTATTTACGTTTTAGTGCGCCAATAAAACAAGGAAATTCCATAGACCCTTTTTCATGCCAAGAGTTATTCCCTTCTTCAAGATTATTATCTCTTACATAGTCAAATATTTCACCCCAATTAATTTCTATTTTTTCATATTTGCCTGTTGAAAGTAGATAATTGTAGGCTCTTTCTACGGCAGTAAACTGGTTAAGATAGTCATGAAATGCTATTATTCCATGTGGAACAATTTTATCTTCCAATAGTTTTACTTCTTCCATAACTAAATCATCGTGAACACCTGAATCAACAAAACAAAAAATTAATTCGCTATAAAGAGGTAAAATGTCTAAAGAATATGAGCCAAACGCCTGTACTATTTTATTTGTAAGAGGCTGCACTTTACCTATAACATCTTGCGCCCATTCTTTATCTTTAAATTCAGGTTCTACCAACACTAGAGTTCCTTTTTGGTGCATTGCTGCGGCGATAACCATAGAACTTTTCCCTTTGTGACTTCCTAATTCAATAAACCTTCCTTGCTTACAGGTTGAAACTATATTGTATAATGCAATGGCTTCGGGGGTAGAAAAAGCCCCTACTGTTTTTTTGAAAAGTTCCCAAAATTCTTTTGTTGGTAAAATCATTATATAAAATTTAAAGGTAAATGTCATTGGGGTAAACTATCCCACCATGACTATAAATAAACTCTTTTACTTGTTCGTATGGCATTTCATTAAGTCTTCTTAAAGTGTATGTTTCATAGCTACCCCAAGAGAATACCGCTATGTTATGAAGGTCTGTTGGCGGGTAATAGCATGAATCATTATTTGTAAGTGTAAGGAAATGTTCAAGCCAATTACATCTTCTTGGGCTATCCCCATATTTTTCATACCCCCATTCGGGTTCTATTATACAGTTTTTAAGTTCCTCAAACTTTAATGCTTCTTTTTTACACATAAAGAAACGAGTAGATGCCCATGTTCTTTTCCCAAAGCTATCATCAACTACAGGCTTAGGCGACCAAAAGGATGGATAACTTACAAAAGAATATTCTTCTAACTTATCAATCATGCCTTGTACTGCATCTTTTGAATTAGTAAAGCAGGCTGTATCTTGGTCTATCTTACATACTATATCCCCCGATGCTATCTGTAAACTTCTGATGTAATTCCAATCGTTAAAGTTTAACTCATCTGTATGATTCCTTATGATTACCGTATCAGCTAAAGTTCTTATATACCTTAATGTTTCTTCTTTTACCTGTTCATGTTGGTCTATATAAACTATTATTTCCTTATCATCAAACCCATCAAAGAACTTTACTTTGTTATAAATTCCATCAGTAAGGAAGTCATCAGAAACACACCCTTTTAAATTCTCCCCTCCAAATCTATTATTTTGTGGACGGGTATCGCAATTAATAACTACCGATAAATATGGCATATATTAAAATAGTTTTTTAAATACACAAATTCCGCCTGCCTCATCATTTATATCTGCTTCGTCAAATATTAACTCCCAATTATATCTTGATATAGTTTCGTGCAAATATGCACTTGGGCTAAACCTATCCTTTAATAACCCTATAGAATTTAACGCTTTTCTTACACCACCTAAGCACATATCAGTATCTTCTTTATCTCCTACTCCTTGCCATCCATGTATAGGTACTATATGTTTACCTGTATCATGGAAAGCTATATAACCACCATTTTTTACTTTAGGTGCATAGCAGAAAAAATCAGCAATTACAGCAGGAAATGTATGGCATCCATCAATAAATATTAAATGCTGTGAATTATCTGGTATTTGATTATAAACCTCTGTTGAATTTCCTATTATTAACTTACCTTCTTTAGGGAAGTGCATTAAAAGTTCTCCGTCTTTATTATTATCAATCCCAATATAATTACACTTGACGTTATTCGTAGTAGCTAAAGCCGATTTGTCAGCACTTAAAATCCCATACTTTTTTGATGTTACATATTCGTAAATACCATTGCTTGTCAATCCACTATATAGTCCAATCTCTGTAACATTAATTTCTTGCCCAATAAAATAAATATTGCAAATTAAATCAATCGTACTTTCTATTTTTTTAGCATCTGTTTCAGATATTAATCCGTATTTAGGCATTATAACAATTTTAAGTGAGATAAAATAGGATTTCTCAAACCATCTGTTTTAGCAGACCCATTCATGTGGAATGAGCAAGGGTAAGTTCCCGTTTCTATATTTTTTATTCTTGCTTCTGTGAAATCAAGTTCTTCTAATTTAACAGAGTGTAGTGTATTGCAAAGTATTTGATTGTAATCTAATACCATCTTTACGGGTTGCTTTAAAAATATTTGCTGATATAATTCTTGGTCATTAATATGAACCATTTTTGCCCCATCCCAATAATCGTCAGGCACATCATTTAATTTCATTGCCTCAAGCACTTTTAAAAACGCTTCTGTTGTTCCAACTATAAATCCTGAATTAAGATATTTATAAGATGATGTAGCATTTAACTCATCGTATTCTTTTTTCTGTGTATCAGGGAAACAATTTTTTTCCGCAGAAATTACTATATCAGCATCAAACTCTAAATATTTTTTTATTATTTCTTCTGGTGTAGTTGCAAATACTAAATCCCAACTATCACAAAATATAATATACTTTGTTTTAATTACTTCATTTTTTATTGCCCGATAAACAAATTTAGGTTTATCCCCTAGTCCTTGATAGTTAGTATCAAATCTTTGTATAATTAATGGGTTATACCCATCTACTGATTTCCACCATTCATCAAAGCAATAATAATCTTGTGTAGGTATTCTATTAGATACTGTTACTATTGTATAATCCATTATTAGTTGTTTATTATGTTTTCTAAAAAGCGAATGTAATTATCTATTCTATAGAAGTCTGCAATTTTTTTGCCCTCTACATAAATATCGTATAAGTCTTGATTATCTAATGATTTTTTAACCGCACCTAAAACATCCCATTCTTTTTTAAGCCCTGTAACATCCCCATTAGTAGAAAACATTATACAGTTTTTGCCATCTAAAAAAGGAAACGAATAAGCTAAATCATCTTCGGGCAATACTACTATTGAATTAACAATACTTTCCCCTGTTGACCTAAAGCACTTTTTGCCGCATCCAAAAAGACTTATTGATAATTTAGATAGCGCATTTATTTTCATTATTTCTGAAATATCTATACGGCTATAATGTGGTATATTAAATGTTGCAATCTTGAATGGATTATTATCATCCTGCATAAACGAATTAAAAGTAAAAATATTATCGCAAACAGAATATCCCATTTTTGTGGCTGACTTCCATATTTCACCATGCAATATCAATCTTGCTTCATGACTTCTTCCCCAATAATTTAATGCCGAAATCGGTCTGTTATTAAATGCTTCTCTTGTGTCTAAATCGTAATCGGGTTGCCAATTTGGATATTCTATTGGTAAAACTGTATTGTTTTTATCTTTTAATTTTAACTCTCGCTTAAAGTAAAATTTAGGTTGATTAGCTTCAATAAAGTTATGTAACCTTTCCCATCCATCACCTTTTAAAAAAGGGAAATCTTTTGTATTCTTACCTACTATCAATGTATCGTTGTATTCTGCATCCCACCCTTCTTCTATAAAATCAACAATAATATATTCTTTTCCTGCTAAACTTAATATTTCTTCATTAAAATTTATTTCTTCTACTCTTGAAAGTAAGAGTATTGGTAAGTTAGTATTTACCATTTGCAGCATCCTATGCGCTACACCATCTGTTCTTGAATTATCAGGTAGTATTATCATTTTATTTTTTTACAACTATTAACGTATGCCCAACTATCCAATTCGCAAATTTAACTTCTGAAAATATTTCTTTAAGATACGGCTCTAAAAAATTTTGTGAATGAATCCAACAATGTTCGTCAGGATGAGCAAAATCTCTATTCCTATAAAGACCATCTCCATCATCTAAAATAATTGGCGACATTATAATAGCAGTAGCCCCATCCTTTAATAACCTTTTTACCTCTAATAAAAACGCTTCATAATCTTCTACGTGTTCAAATATATCTAATGCTACTATGCAATCAAAAGTATTGTCGCTAAAATCACTTGTAACATTAGGGAAATATCCATGAAGTATTTTAGCGGTTGGGGCTTGGTTACAAATAAAAGTTATATACCTATCAGATGGCTCAATACCCCATACATCAGTATATCCGTAATCTAAAAGTTTTTTTAATAACGCACCGGGAGCGCAAGCAATTTCAAGTACTGATTCTCCTTTAGGAACAAACTGTAATACCCTATCAACTTTACTAATACCACAATCATCAGTACACAAATGGTTAAGCACTTGTTCTTCTATCTTACTTCTTTTATTATCATAACTCCAATACTCTTGTTCTTCGTATATTATTTTAGGGTCAACTTGTGCTGTACTATGATAAGTGCCGCAATCCTCACAAACCTCATAGTCTTTAATATCTGATGCTTTAAAAATATGCGTATGGCTCATTTTCTATATTAATTTCTTTCTAATGAAATGTTTTTATTAAACCTGATTTCTTTGTTATTTAAAGTCCATATTTCTCCATTATCCATAGCGCAACTAAAAAGTAAATTATGTTCTTGGCTATAATCAATAACTAAAAAAGCATACCCTTTCATTTTGTCAGACAACCTATATATTGGTATCATTGGGTTTAACTGCAAAATCATTTTATCTTTTCTTGTTTTTTTATGTACTTAATTTTTGATTGCACTTCTTTTATAAAACTACTATTAGAACTATATCCATAAGGTACTGACTTTACTTTTAAAAGTCTATAATAGGATATTAGTAGTTGTTCGGCGGATGACATAGGTTAAAATTCTCTATACCCTGTAATCAATAAAATAGTATAATCATTATCTACTACGTCTATCAATGCGGTGTTCCCTGAATGACCATAATTAGCAACCCATATTGGTGTACGCTTTGTCATAGTAAACTCCCCTCCCTTATACCCTGTATATTCTTTACCAACAGCATCATTAACCATCTTATAAAATTCAGTAACAGTTAATTCATGCCCTTCTGTTTGGAAGTTTAATGCTAATTCAGAATAGCTACCCCTCCAACTATCTAATTCTGTAGGGAACAAATATTCAAAATCAAATCTTACTGTTGCTTCGTCTAAATTATCCTCCTTACGTTGCTTTTGTTTTTCTACAATAGGTTCTAATTTTAAGATTAATTCCCCAAGTGTAAGTTGGTCTGATTTTGCAAGTGCTTTACTTCTTTGCGTTAAAAGTGCGTTGTCTAAATAAGTTTGTAAGTCCATAGTATTTTAATTATTAAGTTGTAAGTATTCAGATAATTCAATAAATTTTCTTTGTGATTTATATGGGAATGGCTTTAATGGCATCTGTAACCAACTATTTAATTCTATATAGCAATCCATATACTCTTTTAGCCTATCTAACTTATCTAAGTATGGTTGTATGTCTATCATTAGTCTGTAAAGTTTGTATTTAAGACTTCGTTGATTTTAGAAATCCGTTCTTTTGTAAATTTGGAATCGAAATGAGTAAGAGTATAATAAAATGAATCATAATCTACATCAATTTCATGGGCAAGCCATCTACGGCTTCTTTTAATCGACTTTAAATGGTCGGTTATTTTTTCCCTGATATTTTTTTCTGTATTCATAATAATACGCAATACTAAATAAAGTTTTTTAAAAAACCAAATAAATTATTTTAATTAATTTCAAAGAAAATATTTGGTAGTATGGTTTTTATTGTTTTATATTTGCTTTCTAACAAAAAATAGCATGAATAAAAAATATATAAGCTATAAAGAAAAATTACTTGACCCAAGATGGCAAAAAAGAAGATTAGAAATATTATCTAGTGATAGTTTTACGTGCCAATGGTGTGGAGAAAAAGAAAAAACTTTACATGTACATCATTTTTGTTATTCTGCAAGCAGAAATCCTTGGGAAAGCGAAGATTCTGATATGACAACACTTTGCTGCGATTGCCACCAATTTAACCATTTAGATAACTTACCAAAAGTTATAGAAGATTTACATTCTCTTTTGCTTATTAACCCTACGGTACATGGTGAATCAATGAAATTATTGGTTAAATTATGTATTAATGAATATAAAAAATAAATAATGGCTAAGAAAAGATTTACTGATATAGAAATTTGGGATAAAGAATGGTATATGGAATTAACCCCAAAACATAAATGTTTAATGAAGTATATTTTTGATAAATGTGATGCTTCGGGCTGTTGGAAGCCAAATTGGAAATTAGCCAGTTTGCATATAAATGATGAGGTAAGTTTAGGTGATTTAAAGGAACTTCCGCCAAGCCAATATGAGATATTAGGTAATGGCAAAATATTCATCCCTGACTTTATAAATTTTCAATACGGGAAGTTATCTAGGAACAGTCCTGCACACAATCCCATTTTTATAGCAATAGAAAAGAATAACCTATCAGATAGGGTATTTAATAGGGTACAAAGTACCCTTAAAGAAGAAGAAGAAGAAAAAGATAAAGAAGAAGATATGGAAGAAGGCTCTAAATTTTGGTTTTTAAAATTTTATAACGGGGGTTTTGGGATGTATCAAAAAGCATTTAAAGAGCAATCGACTACTGAATTATTTTTTAACGAATGGAAATCATTTATTGATTTTATTTACGAAAAGAAATTTGATGAAATATTTGAATGTAAATTTATTTCTCCTCATGGATTTGCTAAGTTAGTAGGGGAAGATAACTTTACTAAGGATAAATGGGAAGGTACGGTAAAGGCAATACTATCAACAGGGATTAAACCCGAACATAACCTTTATTTCAGAATACCACAATTTTTAGAATACGATAAAAAAAATAAAAATGGAGCAGGAGTTAAGCAAATTGACGGAACAACTAAGTTTAACGCAGGCGCACTCGAGTTACTTAGAAAAGGTAAAGAGCAGTTTGCCGCTATCGCAGGAAAGCAGGGTGATAGAACTTAAATATGCTTCTAAGCAGTTTGGGGTTATGAGTTCGGAGGAAAGGACTTTATCTGCCTATCAGTTATTAATTAAGATTCATGCTATTACAGGATGGACGATACCTGTTAGTGAGTTAATGAATGTTTTGGCAGATCAATTTGAAAAGAAATTGCTTGAAAAGTACAGGAATGTAAACGAACAAGAGGTTGAATATGCCTTTAGGAATAAAGGAATTGAGGTTAAAGATTGGGGTAAAGCAATGAACTTATCCCTTATTGATGAGGTAATGATACCCTACTTAGAAGAAAGATTTGAATTAAGTAAGATGGAGGAACAGGTTTCAAATACTAAACTTATGATAGAAGAACCTAAAACTTTAACCGATGAAGATAAAGCAGAGTGGATATGTGAGTGGAAGCAAAAAGAAGTAATTAATATTGAACTTATCCCTTTATTATTTTATGATTTTTTGGATAGTAAAAAGATTATTACCTTAACTAATGAACAAAAGTGGGGATATACTGAAAAGGCTCAATCCTATGTTAAAACCTTATTGCATGAAGAAATAGGGAATTGTAAAACTAATAATGCTATTATAGCTTTTAGAGAATTTGAAAGAATGGAAGCAGAGGGATTTATGGGTGAGTTTAAAGGGCGGATTTTAAACCGAGCCAAAAGATTAATTGTTTATGATTACCTTAAAGGATTTATAGAATGATTTGCCCTTGCTGCCATAAACTAAAAGAAAAAGATGACTTCTATTGGAGAGGTCAATGGCTTGTACATAAGGAATGTAAAGAATGTCAGGCTAAAATAAGAAAGGTTAAAAGTCAGGAACTTAAAAAGACAATAGAGGGAATATTTGATGTCAACTTACACTATAAATTAATGTGCTTTGAAAACATTAGACCAACTACAGCAGGAATCAAAAGAAAGGCATAAGGACAATAAAGGGGGAGTCCCATCGTTTGAGAAAATAATATCAAGGAACTATACCCCCGCTAAAAAGAAATTAATACCCTATAGTAAGATTAACTGGAATACTAAAGACTTACATGAGATGAGAAGGATAATATTAAGGGTGTTTAAATTTTATGAAATTAAAAAGTAAAAATATGAAAAAGATTAAATTATTATTGGTTGGTATGGTTATTTTGGGTTGCTCATTTGGGCAAAGTATTACATTAGAAGGGCATGGGTATATTGATACTTTAAGATTATATAATGGCAATTATACCTTTTGGGGATATGATACATTAGTACAAATAAAGAGGGTAGATACTGTTAAAATTGTAATGCTTATTAGTGATACTTCTTATTACAGAAATCCTATGGCATGGTGGAAGTTTGGCTACCAAGTAAATAAGTTCATCCCCGAGCATTGGGCAGACTTTGATAGACAGGTAATGGTACATTGGGAATTAGTAGGCTACCTTGATGATAAGAAAAAGCCACTAAGCAAAAATATTATTGTATGGCAAACTAAAAATAGATAACCAATGGCTTATTCAAGTATAAAACGTAAGTATTGCCGTTGTTCCGATGACTGTCCTAAGATGCCGACAATATCGTTCGGAGGCTATTATTATGCCCATGCACCACAAGAAATTAAAGATGCACAAGGACTAAAAGCTAAGAAAGGTTATCAGGATGCGAGAAAGCGACAAAATTTGAACTCAATTTCAAGAAAGGTTAAATCATACGCTAAAGAAAATAATTCGTTTGGTGAGCCTGTAAATGAGCAAAATCGTAAACTTGCGATAGAGAAGTGGTTTAATGATAGGAGATATGAAATGACAGGATATTGTGTATGTGGTTGCGGGCAGAAGTCAAGTAAGGATGACAATAAATATTTCAGATACTCACTAGCTCACGTATTATGTAAGGCTAAGCTTAAGTCTATTGCTACTCATCCATTGAATTTTATTGAATTAGCCTTTTGGGGGGGATGCCACAGCACGTTTGATGATAAGGGGTATGCATACTGTAAAGAAACTAATCCTAAGTTATGGGCAATAGTAGTACAAAGGTTTAAAATACTATTCCCTTGTATTGCTGAAAATGAGATTAAGTTTATTCCTGACGTATTAATGTATGAATTAGATAATTAAAAATAATTAACGATGATTTCAAATCACATTTTAAGAGATAAGATAAATGCAATACTTGCCAAAAGAGAAGTATTGACTAAAGAAAAGAATGAGGTAGTTAAACTTGTTCAAGATGTTGGTATATCTAAACAAGCGGCTTACTTACAAAGAACAGGCAAAATAGATAAGATAGAAGATGATAAAATGAACCTTAGGCAGACTTATGTTAAAAGACTTGCACAATTAGAGGGTATGATACTGCCTTTAAATAATGAGTTACGAGAGTTAAGAGTTTTAGAGGATTCTGAAAAGAACAAGGCGTTATTGGATGTTTTTGGCGATATTTTTACAAAAGAGCAAATGTTAGAGATAAGATTAGAAGCAGAACGCAGAATGAAAGGGGAAAGCGGTGTAATGATTAGTTTTAGTATAAGGGATTGCGCAGAACAAAAAGTGGCTTTACAGAAAGCTAAAAGTCAAGTAAAAGAGTATTCTCAAAAACTTGTAGATGTAAGAAATATTATAACTAAGGTAGTGCAAGATGGATGTGAAAAGTTTGATGAAAGTGCATTTTTAAAGGTAGTAGCCCCATTAAATAGAACTGCATTACCAATAGATTATATAACCAAAATAAAAAAAGAACACTTTATAAAATAACCGATAGCCCCTTACAAAACTTTTTGGAGTAGATGGTTTGTAATTGTTAAGAATTTTATTTAATCATCAAAGGGGCTATCTTAAATTTAAAAAATTATGAAAGAAGGTAAATATGAGCCAAGAGAGACTTTAGAGCCAAGAGATTTTGAGTTTTTGGCTACCTTACATTCCCAAGAGAAAGAGAGTTTATTTATTCTTAAATCACTTAGGACATGGATGAAAAGGATGGAATTTGATGCAGGAACGCACTCTAAAAACATGGTGGCTTATTGGAGTAAAAAAGCAGATGACTTATTTGAAAATAAACTATCCAATAGACCAATAGAACTTAAACCTTTTAAATCCCTTATGCAACAGTTAGCAGATGGGGAATTATCTCATAGACTTAAATCTTAAAATTATGGAACTTAACCAAAAGCAAATAGCAATAACTTTTGTAAATAAATTTTATGAATCCCTACAAGATACAGATTGCGTTTACCGTGATTCTGATTGTTCAAAAGATTATGATATGACTTGGGAAGGTGCTAGGCAATGCGCCGTTATAGCTGTTGATTTAATACTTGAAACATTACCACAAGGAAGTGTTGACTATTCTGTTTCAAATATAATTTCATTTATGCAGGATGTAAAAGATGAAATAGAATCGCTATGATAATTAAGCCACATCATTACGAATCATCCATTATAGGTATGTGGAGAATGGGAGCAACTATTAATCAGATGCAGGATAATGGAATACCATATACTACCTATCACATTGAAAGTATTATTGAAGAATACCAAACCATTTTAAAAATAAATGCTAATGAAGAAAATACTTGATAAAAACAAATCGTCCATTACGAAGGACTATTTATCAGCAATGGCTCAATACTTTAGATTTAAGAAGCCTAAAAAGAAAAAGTCAAGAGTAGAAGTAATGACCGATACCGAATATGACTTAGCCATTAAACAACTTAACGATGAAGCCTAATTTAGAGAGCCTTATACCTTTATTAAAAGAAAATAACTTTACTGTAGTGGAGTATAGAAGCCTTAAAAATAAACTCCTACAACTATCAGTATATTCTAGCCCTATTATGATGTCCTATAACTTAGAAGTATTAAATAAGTTTATAGATAAAGACTTTGTATTACATCCATTCTCAAATGAACAAGAGATAATTATTAACCTTAAAAATTAATTAACTATGGGAAAGTACACAGGTAAACCCTATCGACCATCTAACGGTACAGAAGGAATGTTTTTTGTTGAAGAATATTGTATGAACTGTTTGCATTGCGACCCTGACCCAAATGGGGAAAAACAATGTGAGATACTATGTGCATCTATGTGTTTTAGTGTTGGAGAAGAAGGTTATCCTAAAGAGTGGGTATATGATGATAACGATAACCCGTCATGTAGTAGTTGGCAGAAATGGGATTGGGGTAATGATGGTAATCCCGATGACCCTGATAATCCTAAAGCCCCAATACCCGAAGACCCTAATCAATTATGCTTCCCTTTTATCTTAGATGAAATAGGAGTACCAAAATCAGTTGAATTATTAACTCAATAAAACAATAACTATGCAACCTGACACATCAATCGCTGCATATAAGTCTGTAACTCCCGAAATGCTATCAGACCATCATGCAAAACTTATTTCTGCAATTAAAGAACTAGGAAGTGGTACTTATGAGCAATTAGCAAAGCATATTGGTTGGGAAGATAAAAACAGGGCTTCGAGAAGATTAAAGGAATTGGAGTTAGAACAAGTCGTATATAAAACTGGCGATAAAAGACTAACCTCATCAGGACGCAATGCCAATGTATATGCCTTAGTAACCAATGGTCAAGTATCAGTAGAGCCTGAAAGAGTAGATAAGAATACCACTACTGCCTGCGATTACGCTAACTTAATTATCGCAGCATCAGGTAAAAGATTAGTCCAAAAAGAATTATTTTAATTTCTCAAAAACTATTCCTACATTAGCATCAGAGCAACTTTTTTCATACATTTTGGTTAATTATTAGGGTAAATTTACTCCGATTGTTTCTACTTTCGGAGTTTTTTTATGCTCATAACCCAATAAAAAAAGACCACCTCAATTAAGAGATAGTCCTTTCATTTTCGGATTTTCAAGGAAATCCTGTGTTCAGAGGGATTAATGTTTTAAAATGATTGTGCTGTGTGGCAGGGCTTAATACCTGCATTGGTTTTGCTTTCGCCTACATGACTTTAACCATAAGTTCCCTTCTTATTTAATGATGCAAGGTCAACATCGGTTGCGTCTTATTCCGCCACACACAGCTACCAATCAAGTAGGTTAATTAATCTTTTTAATATCAGCCGTCATTTCACGGTGGACACATCCATTTATCAAACCGTGTAAGTATGCCGTGACAATATGCTTTTTACCAGACCCAGACATTTGATAGCGAGCCTGATAAGCAGTACCATCAAACGCAGGTGTTTCGTGGTATAGTTGATAAAAAGTAAAGATTTCCTTTTTGCCAAACCATCCGTTTTTTATTACACGTTGACTTTCTTCAATCATTAGTGATGGGTCATACTTTAATGCTTCCTGAAATTCTTCGTTTAGTTCTTTATCAGAAACTTTTCTTTTTGAAATTCTGTCCTCATTGGACACATACATATATATTCCCATATTTTAAATTTTAAAAGTTTAAATTTTATTTTACATCTTACTTTAAGCTATTGTACTGGTGGGGGAGGGAGATTGCGCCAATGGGTAACGATAGGCTTATTATCCTGTATTCCACTTGTCGAAAAATAATTATTACCTAAATATGTTGCTGTTCTTACATGTGGACTTGAAAAGTTTGATGAATAATAAACTAAACAACTCTGATGTAATTCCGGTAAATCATCCTCCACCCTTACCCACCCATCATCCTGTGGTACTGTATTGGCTTCCTTTACTGGATGGGAAAATGATTTTTCTATTCTATTATAAACATATTTTGCGGCATCTGTTAAATGCTTTTTTCTTAACGCTTCAATTTTATTGTTGTGCATATATGCATATAGATAGTCTTGTATATCTAAAATTAACGTTACCGCTAGTTCCTCATTTACTGTATTGGGTAGTGGTTGGGATTGATTATAAATTACAAGCATTTCTGCCAAATCTGAACTTGGTATAAATCCATGCATGCCTTCCATATTCTCCCTGTAGTTCAATACAAAATTTAGGGCATCTGTAAACTCTTTTGATTGCTCCGAGTTGCGAGTTATTTTTTGTTCCATGTTTTTATTGTTTAATTATTAATAATATAAAAGCGAATGAAATTAATATTGAAATACAAAATACCCAAGCTACTATATACAAAAATATTGATGGGTCTTTCTGTATTCTTATTAGCATTAAGTTTATTAATTTTTTCATGTGACTATTTTAATAAATACCTCCTAAAAACTATTTTTTCTTATTATCGTTCCACCATACATCAACTGTTATTTGCCTATTAATAGTCCTGCCAGCATCCATCATTTTGCAAGCTTTGTCAATAAGTCGCTTTACCTCAATATCCGTATATGCAATTTCCGTAAATCTTTCTATATCTTTTTTATACCTGTCAGCTTCGTTATGACCAAAACCCATATTATAATCATTTTTATTTGGTTCTTGAGACTGGACTTTTTTAGCGAACTTTTCAGAACTGCTTTTTTCATATTCATCTCGCTTTTTGTACTTATCTAAAAACCTTCTTACATGTCGTTCCATTTGAGACATTTCATTATCATTTGTTTTTTGTTCCATGATTTTATTTTTTATTGGTTTATAATTTAAAGTTTTAAATTCCATCCACAAAATACATCAGGCTGCGGAATATTTTCTATATAATAACCGCAATTATCCTTATTAAGCCTGTGCTTTGGCTCTTGCTTTCTGAAACATTCAGTAACGATTGGCTTGATATTGTAGTTAGCATATAAAAAATACATAACCCTATCAATATATTTCATATTGGTTGGTAATGACATTATAGAAACCAAGTGTCCGTTTTTAAGCGAGTTAGCTATACTGGCAACCTGTTCGTTAAAGTGTCCAACGTTTCTTTTTTTATAATAAAAAGTACCTAAATAATTATCCTGTTTAAAGTCTGATTTTATAAATTTATTTTCCATTTAAATGTTCATTAATAATTTGTTTAATTTTTTTCTGTTCTTTTACTGTGTAAGTTGGCTTATCTTCATTCAGAATTTTATAAAGTATCTTATGAAGTGTAATAGTTTGCTCTTGCCAAACATTTACCTTTTCGGCAATTTCTTTTGCTAAGTGATAAAACTGTTTTGACGGTATAATTTTATAATCCAATTCTCCACCAAAAGAAGATTTAGCGAGTTGAGCATATTTTTTTACTAATTCTAAAGCATTTTCAGTTGTCATGGTCTATTTATTGTTGTTTAAAATTTCATTAGCCCATTCTACTCCTTCACGCCCATCAAAAGAGTTATGTACTATAATCATATTGCCACTTTCGTGTTTAACTTCTGGTAAACAATGGCATATATAACTCTCACGATGTTCTTTAGCATCATTAACAGGTATTACATGAAATATTTCCCAATCATGCCCGCAGTTATTACAATGCTTTGCTTTCATTTGGTCATAGTTAATTCCTATTTGACAATAAGGGCAGTAGTTCATTTTATCCTATTTTTAGTTTCATCTAATACCCCCATAGCATGACCAATTAAATAGCCAATCAATAAGCACCCTATTATAATTCCAGTATATGTTACCATAGTTTTATTTTTATTCGGGAATCAAAATTTTACTCCCTTTCATTATGAAATAATTCTTACTTATCCAATCGTCAGAAAACTGGCAGTCATTACGCAAGAAGTTATATACTTCATCGCTTGACTTTAATTTAACCAATTCTGCATCATCATCTTTCTCTAATGTGTCATTTTCTCTGTTAAAAATGTAGTAGTTCATTTGTCTTTATTTTTAAATTTCTGTAATTGTAAACTGGTTTGTTCCCATGCACATCTTGTATAATAATGGTCTTGCTCCTCCTTTTGCAGTTTCTTTTTAAGTGTTTCAATTTCATCTTTACATAGGATACGTTCACAAATTAACCCTGCATTATACTCCTCCCTTGCCTCCTGTGGTTGGGCTGAATCAGCACATACTTCATTATTGTAACTTTGGAATGATATTTTATAAGTGGTGTCATCGTTAAAAATTATAAATGCTGAACCTCCATATACAGAAACTCTTTTAATATCATCGTGAACTAATTTTGCGTATTCTATACTTTCGCATAAATATTTTAAAATAGCATCAGGGATTATTTCCAAGGTTTCATTAGAAGATATACATTCAAGTGCTAAGTCAGCAGCTTTTGCATCATACGGACGCAGGTAGTTGGCAACCTCTCTTATTATTTGTTCTCTGGTCATATTTTTAAATTGTTGTTTAATTTCATCAGATTTAGGATTATGGTGGATAATATACAACATCTGTCACATTTTTAAGGAGTCATGTGACAGATGTGTTTTCTACTACCAGTTAAAGTGTGGACACCCTTCATTGCCATAAAATGTTGGGTGCTGCTGATTCATAACACTAAATTCCTGTCTTACTGGGTCACCTGTTGGGTTTGCTGTAAATACAACTAAGTTAGCGTGCTTGACATCGTTACCCTCCCCAAACACCTGTGTTATAATTGCGGGGGCAGAAGTCATGCCATTAGGAAGTTTTTTTGATTCATCACTTCCTGCGAAATACGTTACTGTAAGACCTACTTTTAATTCTCTCATTTTTTTATGTTTAATTGTTATTAAATACCATCCTTAATAAATTGCTCCATTGATAGCAATAACTTCGGCTCATAAATTTGATTGCCGATAATTGATACCTTACTCCATTCATATTCTGTTGGGTCTGGTAAATCTTCCCATTGTACTTCAAAGCTATCTTCTGCTATCCATTTCATACTACTATTGTTTTAAAGGTTATTGTTTTAAAGGTTATTAAAAAAGTGATTGTAAAATAATCTCATTATTATTTTTATCATTTTCATATACTTCACAATCTACAAGCATTGGGAATTGCTCTGTTTCTTTATTATCAAGATAAACCCAACTAAGGTCGCTTTTTAGGTAATCTGTTTTTGGATGAAGTAATAGAATATTTTTAGCCTTACAATAAAATGTTTGTGCTTTTCTATATACTGGCTCAAATCCATGATAAGTTGAAATACCTGTATCAAATTCTATTTCTTTTCTATCAAGATGAGGGCAATGTAAACATACTCTATCGTTAATTGGATTATTCCCACATCTTAATTCATGTGCTTCCATTGCGTACTTTCTTTTTAGTTCTTTTTTACAGAAATCACATTTGAATATTGTTATGTTTTCTATTATTTTCATTGGTTATTGTTTGAATGTTTTATTAAAGTAATCGGCGGCGGTATTATACTTTTCTTCTGGTGGGTCAGCCAGCCAATCTTGCAATCCTGATGTAAAAGCATCTTCATATCCTTTCCTTTCCTTTGGGAGTAGGGATTTGGCTTCATGCAGCCAGTAGTCAAACGCAGGACGGAACTTCTTCCCTCCCCTCTGTCTGGCTATTTCAATACGTTCAATTAGTTCCATTAACGGAGTACTTACCCTTTCTGTGGATGGAGTGGATGGTTCGTTTGTTTGTTTCATGGTTGGTTAAATATGTAATTGGTTAGGGAAAAATACTTCAATAAAACTTCCTTGTTTTAATGCTCCATCTTTGTCTACAAATGTCTTTCTTTCATTTTCGGCATAAGTAATATGGCATCTTATTTCATGCTTCCCATATTCATAAATTGATTCAAGTCCAAAGTATTCGCATATCTTTTTTGCTTGACCTTCATAATCCGTGTGTTTCATTTCCTTAGGGAAAAATCCAACTTGCTTTAACCCACTAAAATCAAAGTGTGCTTTCATAAATGATTTTAATGCTTTCTTTTCCATAATTTATATTTTACATTGTTAATGATTACTGATTGTTATTTTTGTGGGGTGTTAATTAAGTCTTTTAAATGCTCTCCCTCTTTTTTATACTCGGCTCTTACTTTTTCAATCTGTATGTCTAAAAGGTCTCTATTAGTAATTAACCCAGATAATAAATTACCTAATGTAGATTCATCGTCTTTAGAATAAATAAGCATACTATCAGATATGTACTTTAATTGTTCGGAAACTTTTGGCATATTTGATATACCTGTATATTGCTGATTATCCCTTATTATTTTAATTTTACGTTCTGTTTCCTTTAACTCATCCTCATTATATGGATTAAGTACCATGTCGTTTATAAGTCTTAATGCAAAATTCTTTTTCATTTTTTTCTATTTTTTAATTTTAACAATTACATACTTCTTTGATAGGTCGCAGTTTTGGTAATACATTAATGATCTAAAGGCATCTTTTGTACCAATACCCATAAAATCACAATCAAAGTCTATCCCATCAGGGCTGTAAGTGCCTAGTAGTTCGTAGTTGCCTTTAGCTATATTTACTTTCCAATGGTTTAATTCTTTACTATCTGTTTCCATAATATAAGTTCCTGCTCTGTTATACTGCTTTATAACAAATTTATTAAACCGTATTGGAACTAAAACAGCGTACAGCGTAGGGGTGAGTTGTATCATGGGTTTTAGTTAAATAGATATATTAAAAAATTCTTCTTCTGTTAATATCCCTTTTTTGATAATTATTCCTAAACATTCTGATAGAGGGGCATTATATGAATTATGCTCAATAACAAACCCATCTGAATTTTGGTAAATAATACTAAAATCAAAATCAAATGCAGTAGATATTTCAGCTTCTAATGAACCTATAGCAGATTGATATTTACTATGTGCTGTGTTTAATTTTTTAAAGGCACTTTTTATTTTTTCTTCCTGCTTCATGGGTGTGGGGTTTGAGTGTTATACCAGTTGATAAATTGAATTACAGATTGATAAACAGAATTTATTTTAGAGTCTGTTTTTACTTGTCTATTCCATCCTTTAGCAGTATTTCTATATTCTTCATCTGCAATCCATGTTTCATTTTTAAATATATTAAAAGCAAAATCAAAGTCCTTTTCTATCTTTTCAACTACTGGCATTAACCAATCCCATGAGGTATGATAATTCATTTCAGGCAACTCATTAAATGTACCCTCTCCAAACTTATCTATAAGGTTGCCAAAGAATTTTCTATGCTCAAACTCTGCTATCAGTTTATTACCTTTTTTCGTTTCTTCCTGTGTCATGTTACTTAGTGTTTAGGGGGTTGGTTAAGTTAAAATATGGAAGATTGGCGCAATATTCACTAAACTCATTTTCCAAATCTTCTTGCTGTTCAGCAGTTAGATATTTATTTGCATCTGACTTATGATTAAAAAAATCATTAAGCAATTCGCCACCACGATAAAGTATGGATTGAGCGCCAATTATAAATAAATTTTCATGGCTTTTATCTACTATATCCCAACTATCAGTAGTTTTATAAACATTAAATAGTTCTTTTAAATTTTCCATAGTTTTATATTTTAGCTTTTTGGTTAAGGAATAGTTCCGGTAATTCTCCCCCTACATATATCATTTGAGTGTCTTTATGAAAATATGTTTTAACTCCAATGCTACTTACATCAATACACTCTAATGTATCTTTCCACCTTTCATACTCCCCAATCGCTTCTGCTGTTATGGTGGTGCAGGAGGTGGCGGCATTATCTATTCCTTCTATTTTCCTATCCCCAGAACTATCTTCTTTTATGTAGGTAGGTTGGTATATCGCTTCCAAATGCGCTGCCTGTATCTTGTCTTTGTTGGTCATGTTAGTTGTGTTAAGGTTTTATTGGTTGGATATACATCCAATGAGTTATCTTGCCTTTAACAAGTTTATTTGTAACCATTTCTGTATTATAACAATGGGTAAACACAGGATTCCATCCTATATTTGAAAGGAATCCAACAAAAGGTATTAACTGCGCACTATGCCAACATATTACTAATTTCCCATCTTCTGGTAATAATTCATCAATACTAATCCATCTATTTAGATATTTATCTTCCATGTTATATTTTTTATGGTTAGGCTTTGTATTTAAACAAACTTTAAGTGCTGAATTAAACTCTTGCTCTTTCATATACTATTTCTTTTTCGTCAATTTCTGATAACGGAATAAATATCCCTTGTTCCCATAAAGAATTACCAGTTTCGTAAAATCCATAATAATTAACCCATCTTTTAGCATAAGATGAATAGTGGCATCCCTGTTCCTTTACTGTATATACTTGACCTTCTTTTATGTCGCCATCCGCTGTACATATTGGGCTTATATAATAATCAAACATTGCTATAACTTTCATATTGTTGCTTTGACGTTTTTCCAAGTAAAACCAGTCCATCTGTAAATAAATCCATCTTACTAAATAAACAATCTACATTATTTATTTTCATGCAGAATTTACCGTTATGTTTTTCAATTAGTTGTATCATAAGTATATCATAAATCGTAGCGTTGTAGGCAATTTAGTACACCCGCAACGCTTCAAGTTCATATTTGACAAGTGCCATTTCATCTATTACTCTTATTTGTGCTTCGATTTGTTCACGCTGTTTAATTAGCCTTATCACTTCTTCGTTATCACTTACGCTTGACCAATTAAAACTGCCTACAACATTGGGTTTTGCAATAGTTTGGCTGACCTGCATATCATCGGCAGTTGTGGTACTATCGGCATTTGTTCCAGCAGACGAATTTCTATTTGGCTTCATAATTTAATTTCAACTTTTAGTTATAAATTTAGCTGCGGTTACGGGCTGACGTTTTACAAATTCCAAACCATCGCCAAGCCTTTTTCGTTAGACCGCCATACCTTCATCTTTTAAATTCTTTTTGCTCATTGGTTAGAGTTTATATTATTGGTTAAGGCTTGGTTGACTTCATTAATTCATCATATTGACCTGCTATACAAGAGTTCATAAGGCAGTCAAAACAAGTGCCATTTTCGGATAACTCATCCAAAAAGCCATCACAACAATCACATTTATTATCTGTTATTTCAATGCTATTGTCCATTATAATTTACTTTTAAGGTTATTAATTTTAGATTGCAGGAACTTCTTTCTATCCTTCGCTAATTGTCCTGTACCTAATATATGGCTTAATTCTTCTTCTAGTGCCTTTATTTGGGCTTCTATGGATGAATTATACTGTTCTTTCCCATGTGGCTCTAATTCTGACTTATGGACTTCTTTTACCTGCATTTGACTATCAGTATGGGTAGCGTTATATACTTCTGCCGCAATAGCAGGGTTAAGCGGGTTTACCTTTTTAACTTTAAGCCCATTTGCCTTACTTACATAATTATTACTAATTTCATTCATTACAAATGCTTGAAGTGGACTTGGCTTTTCTGACTTCTCCCAAATATCAATCTTTAGTTCTGACTTTCTTGAAAACTTTTTATTGCCTTTTAAAACCCCTGCAAGATTATTTTTAGGCAACCCAATCAATCTTTCTAAATCCGCTTTTGAGTAACCTTTCTCTAAATCTGATAAAATTAATTCCTTATAATCCATCTTTAGTTGTTTTTAGTAATTCTTAGACAAAGATAGTAAAGATTAGGTAACTTCCAAACATTCCTTCAACTATTTTATAACTTTCTTTATCAACTTAACCATATAATCCCCTCCTCATACCATCTCCTTTATAACCAATTAACTTAATACCACAATAACCTAACAAGGTATACAACCCAATCCCCCCACCACATCAACAACTCCCTTTAACAAATCATAACTAACTAATATACAATAGTCAATCCCTTTACCAATAACAGTTAAGCGCAAACCATTAACCAACAGCCCAACACAATAGCAATCAACTAAGGAGCAAACAAACGGCAAATAGTTTTTCGACCTCACCCAGTAACAGCAAAGACAAACCCCTTTGAGTGCGGTATCTTCTATAAAGGTGGGGTGGCTAAAGAAAGGATATGCACGGTATAATAAATTTGTTTTATTGTAAAGTAGTGATTAGCTTTGTTTTTAAAATATATAATTTATGGAAAATGAAATTTGGAAGCCTATTATAATACCGATTGATTTTTCGGGTAGATATGAAATTAGTAGTTTGGGTAGATTAAAGCGACTTGGATATTTTACAAAGTTGCAAAAGATATGGAAGCCTGACTTAATTGTTTCTATATCTAAGGCAAGTAAATATTTGAAGATAGGATTAAAGAAGGATGGGAAAGTGCATAATATCAGTATTCATAGGCTTGTATGTAGTGCATTTCATCCGAACCCAGAGAATAAGCCACAGGTTAATCATATAAACGGCATAAAGCATGACAATAGGGCTAATAATTTAGAATGGTGTACGCAGTCTGAAAATATACGTCATGCCCAATCTATAGGAATAATGAAGTATGCTAAAATTAAGGTTAAACTACCACGCAAAAAAAGCCCTCCAAGATATAAAAAAATTATCAATATAGATACTGGCGAAATCTATAACTCATCTCTTGATGTTTCCAATATAACAGGTATTGGTATTAGGGAAATAAGGCGTATGCTTAATGGAGAAAGGTATATAAGAATACCATTCAGATATATGACAAAAAATGGAGTGCAAGATAATGTTGTATTCCCGCCGCCACAAAAGGTTAACCCGCCAAAAATAACAAAAATTAGACCACCTAAAAAAGTATATACCCCACATCCAAAAGTATTAAAGAAGATAAGTCAGTTTGATACTAATGGCATATTTATTAAAGAGTTTAATTCTGTGATAGAAGCAGCAAAATCAGTTAATTCACAATATAATACATTTAGAAAGGCGATAAAGAGAAGTCCTAAAAAATTTGCCAAAGGATTTATATGGAAGTATGCTTAGTTATTGTAATTATGGGGTAAGGTTAAGTATGGATTGTGGTAATTAAGTTTTATTTGAGTAAAGTTAAATAAGGGGGTATTGGAATTATGGGATATGGGTGTTATCTTTGAACTTCGGGTTTCTATCAGAATTTGACATTTGCAGTAACTGCTTCCAAACAGATTTAATTAGCCATATTCTTTATTGAGTATGGCTTTTTTTACTATGGTAATCAGTTACTTAGTTATAATCTGCAACATAGTATCAAAAAAAGATTTGCATATATGGTTTCATGTGTACTATCTTCGGTAAAATTACATCACATGAAAGAAATTACAGACACGCAAATTGTAAAAATGTTATCAAACGGACATACCGTAAAAGAGATAGCAGATAAAGCCGAAATGAATATCCGTTCAATGGAGGCTAAACTTATCCGTATAAGGGATAGAAGTAACTCACTCAATGCTGCACACCTTGTAGCCAACTACCTGCGTAAAGGACTAATTAAATAACCTTAAAAATATAATACTATGAGAGTAATGTGTATCAAAAAAGATAATTGGGTACATGCAAGCACTAATTCTACATCTGAAGGCAATGACCCTGCATTTGGAGAAATAGTAAATGTGTACCATACGTTGGTAGATACTGATGGTGCATATTATTGTTTAGATAATTACGAATATGCATATTGTGCATCTGAATTTGTCAATCTATCGGGTATTGATGAAATGGAACTCCTTGAAGAACGCCAACAACAATTACAATTAACCCAAAAATAATCTATCATGTATGAAGTACTATTAGGCTTTGCTATTATTGCTTGTCTTTTGGTTATAGCATTGCTGTTGTTTAAATTAAGTAAAATAAAAGACGAGTACCCTATTATCTATAAAAATAAAAAACGTAAATAATGAACACTAACACACAACCAAAGGTATATGTACTGCTAAAAGATTTGCCAACTTGTAAAAGTGGGACATTGTTTACAGAAGATGATTCATGTGCAGGGTATCGTAGTATAGATGAATATCAGACATGGTTTCCAACTGAATTTGTAGAAAAGGATGTTGCATGGTTTAAAGAAAAGCAGCAGCCCATAGAAGAAAGAATAAAAATTTATGACTTTCATTCAAGTTCAGAAAGTAGTAAAGCGATTTGGTATAATTTTCTTACAAGAGGGCGTATTCATCCAGATAAATATGATGCCATTAAACTAGCAATAGAGCAAGTGTTGAATAATGAAACATGGCTACAGCAGCAAGAGAGAATTAAAATGGATAAAATAAATAAGCAAGCAGAGGTATTATTTGCGCCTTATGATACAAGGCAAACTGTTGATAATACAGATTTAAAAACCCAACCACAGGACACTAAAGAAGATAACCCTGATTGGGAGATAGTAGATTATTTACATGACAAAAGAGATTTACATTCATCTGTTGGGGAGTGTGGATGCCCAATTAAATCAGTCAGAAGAAAAAGCGACAATGAAGTGTTTACTGTAGGGGATATGGTATTCTTTAAAGAAAAAACTAATCCAAATTGGGAAATAGGGAACTTTTTACTTAAAGATGATGGAACATTATTGGCAAGAAGTAACTCATGCGACCATTGTGAATTTATAGATGACAACCTAAAAAAAGCACCCAAAGAAGAACAAAAGCCTGTACTTTTTATAACTTACGATGGGGTTAATGTTTATGGAGGCGAACATCTTTACTCTGTAGATAATAAAACATGGGGGATTTTATCCGATGATTGCAATAATGCGTGGGAGGCTACACTATGGAATAAAGGGGATGATAAAATATTTTCCACCAAAGAAGCAGCAGAACAATTTTGTATTGAAAATAAGCCTTGCCTAAGTTTAAAAGAAGTGGAAGATGTGTTCAAGGAATATAATCAGTATGCGTCTGTTCAAGTTCCATTCGTAATCATAAAAAAATTAGCTAACACTAAAATAAACATACAATGAAGCTAATAGACATAATAGAGTTTGAGATAAAGAGTTGCACCTTCTTACAGTCTTTAATCTACCTATGGTTTCCCACTTATCTATATTGGAAGTGTAGAAGAAAGCTAAAGAGATACAATTATTACTCCCAAGAAGAAGCATTATTACAAGTTAAACAACACCTAAAACAGATACTATGAGTTACCACAAAGTAATATACGAGAAGCTATTCCCTTATGCCCCTTACTTAAATGAAAGGATAGGTATAGAGATATTAGTTGAAACTGGACAATCTCCCGATGAATGTTTAAAAGAAGCCAAAGAGATAGTAGATAAGTTCTATGCCTCCAATCTTCCACAAAGCCCATTTCCTGAAACCCATTCAGTAGTAGCAGACAATGTAATCGTACCAATAGTAGATATAAAAGCAGACGAGCCACCACCCACAAAACTAACCAAAGAAGAACAACAAAAGAAGTACTTAACCGACTGCACCACCATTGAAGAACTTAACACTTTTAAACTATTAGTAAAAAATAACCAACACCTACAGGAAACATTTGATAACCACCTTAATTTTTTAACCAATAAACAGTAATAACATGGATAAGAGTATATATTGTATATCAGGGTACATCCCATCTGATGAAAATAAAGTAGTAATGAACGTGTATAAAATGATTGGAATTGGAGATAAAGAAACAAGAAAATGGTGTTGGGCTACCATATCAGGAGATTCGGGTATAGGATTTGGATTAAAATTTGGCGAAGCATTTTATGATAGCGAATTATTGGCGTTACTTGGGTTTCTAAAAATAGTTAATGAAGATTACCAAAAAATAGACGAGATGAACTTTGAGGAAGTTATGGTATGCTACAATGAAATGAAAGATAAGATAGCTAAAAATTTAAAACCAGAAACCAATGGACTTTAGTAAAACAAAATTCAGGGCATCATCTTGGGGCAACCTCCTTAGTGAACCCGTAAGTAAAGCCGATAAAGAATCAGGTAAGCTATCATTAACCTGCCAAAAGGAACTAATAAAGATATACAACAGGGAAGTATATGGAAGGGTAAAGGATATTACCACTAAACAGATGGAGAAAGGTATCTTAGCCGAAGATGATAGTATCAAACTATTCAGTCAAGTAGAAGGCAAATGGTATTTTAAGAACGAAGAATCACTCGAAAATGAATGGTTTACGGGACATCCCGACATATTCTTAGGTGAAAGCATCCATAACGCAGATGAAGTGAACGACATTAAGACATCGTTTGAGTTGGATTCATTTATGCCTAAACTCATAGAAACGCCCGATAAAGGCTACGAAGCGCAGTTGAACGTCTATTATGATTTGTGTAATTCCCCGTCAGGAAGCCTTGTTTACTGCCTTGTAGATGCACCTTTATCCATTATAGAGAGTGAGAAACGTAAATTACTCTACCAAATGAACGTAATAAGCGAAGAAAGCCCTGAATACATCAAAGCAGCCGAAGAACTGGAACGATTAATGGTCTTTTCCAACGACATTGACTACCGAGAGAGGGTAATTAAAATCCCAATACCAAGAAATGATGAATTAATCCAAAAAATGAAGGACAAAGTTCCCGTTTTGAGAACTTGGCTACAAGAATTTCACGAAAAACACATGAATCAGTACCCAAAATAAATATTTCAGTAAAAATTTAATAATAAACACATGAAAAGTATTACAGTTAAAAGAGGCGATAGTACAATGGTAATATGTAGCCCAATATCTGTTGGTAAAATGAATTTTGAAAATAATAAGTGGGAGCATCAAAAAATGGAATTAACAGAAGATGAAGAATTACAGTCATGCTATAGGCAATTAATATCAGAAATTAAAAGAGAAGAGTTTAATCGCAACATTAAATCATTAGTATTAGGATATTTAGGATATAATGAAAATGATGTAACAGGCATACAATTAATAGTAAATGGCAATAATAAATGTGAAATGAGTATAAGTTTTAAATAACCAATCTAAATACATAATACAATGGATAGAATAGTAATTGCTCATTGGGAACTTAGTAGTAAGGATGCACATTCTCAAAGTTTATATAAAGATACCCCTGAACTTGAATCTGCTATAATTGAGCATGGGAAAAGACAACTAACATCAAAGGGCATAGAAATATTTAAGCAAGAAAAAAATGTGATAGTAGCTGAAAATGGTTGTTGGGGTGCATTTTATGAGAGTGATTTAGAAAAAATATAAATAATAAATACAATGGACGATAATGATGTACTTAAAAGCATGCTTTATGATAAAAAGCTATTAAAAATACTTAAAGAAAGGGCTTTGGCTCAAATAACAGAACCAATAGATAAGCCATTTATAAAAGACGGTAATGGATATTTAATACAATTAACAGGCGGATTTATTACTATATCTGACGGCAAAGATTTTAAAATATCAATTTCAGCAAATAATCTATTTGAAATACTCAAAAAAACTTGCATAACTCATAAATAGTACATACAATGGCAGGACTATATAATAATTGGCTTATCCCTTTTGGGAAATACAAGTGGACAGCTTTATGCAGATTACCCTCATCTTATCTTTTGGGTATTTACGGGGATAAAAATACAATGAATAATCATCCCGAAATAAAATCATACATAGAAGAAAATATAGAGCAATTAAAACAAGGAAATGGCATCACAAAAGCTACAGGGATACCATTAGTAACAATGCCATGTACTAAATACTTATACCTAACTGAAAGAGAAGCCAGTAAGGAGTTGCATCGAATACAATCTACTGCAAAATCAGAGAATGAAAAGAAACCAATAAGGTACTATTATTGTGAAAAATGTGGCGGGTGGCACTTAACTTCTAAAGAATTAATGAAATAATTTGTTTGTTTTATAAAATTCAGTATTTTTGTACTGCATTTCTGAATTATTTCTATGGTAGGAAAGTAATTCAGACGTGTCTAACCACACTATAATGGTTTAAATTACCGCAACCCTCCTACCATGTTGCGGTTTTTTATTTTTATGAGATACAAAGATTGGTCAAACTTCAAAGTTTCATGCTCTGCAATAAGTTCAATAATGACAAAGCCAGTAGGATGCAGAGATTTAACCCCAAAACAGTTAGTTACATTTAATAAATTAATGGAGAAAGAAGAACCAAATGAAAAAGATTTGGAAACACTATTAATTTTAAGAAATAAACGGTTGAGATTTAATGACCCACCGCTATCTGCCGCAGCTAAAAAACACTTACTTACAAGGTATTCATGGGAAAAGTATAATAAAGGCACTATTTCAACGCATACTAAACGGGCGTCATTGACGAAAGGTAATGATTTAGAGAATGAAGCATTTATTATTGTAGGAGAAAGAGATAAAATTATTTACGAAACAGGGGATGATTTTATTTATAATGACTTTATATATGGCAAATGTGATTTATTTAATAAAGAAAAGAATAAAATAGTAGATACAAAGGTATCTTGGGGTATTCATACATATTTACCAAACCATACCACAAAACTAAGTAGCAAGCATTGGTTTCAAATGCAGGGGTATATGGAACTTTAGGTAACTATATACCTGTTAGACCATGAACTATAAAAAAACAAATATTGCATTTATAATTCTGATAATATATCTTTGGTCCCCACCTAACACCAAAGAGATGGCTACCAGCATTAATAAACTAGTAAATCTTAGCTTCTTTCAGCTCTCAACAACACAAGCAGACGAAACTCCAGAAGATATAGAGGCTATCAGCGAAGTTTTTAAGGAGTTGCCGACTAAGTATAATTCTGTAAGCGTATGGGACGGGGAGGTTAAAGTTTTAGGCAACATTGAAAAACGAGGTACCTTTTATTTAGGGGCATTGGTTAAAAATCAAAAAATTAATATCCCTCCATCTTGTGATGATGAAAATAATATTGAAGTTTTGCCTCTTGGGGACAAAAAGGGCTTGGGATTTGCAACTTGTTTTCTGTATGACCCATCTGCACGAATTGTGATGATTGAATCAATGTCGGGGAGTGTTGGAATTGGGGTATTATGTGCAATCTTAGAAAGTAATTTTAGTATACCTGAATTAGAGCCAGGAGTAGTTATAAACCCCGTTGAATATACCAAGTATTTAAAATTTGGATTCTTTACAAAGCTACAGGTAAAGGTTGCAAGAATTGAAAATGGTACCGTATTTAAAAGTACAAACAAATCAGTAGAACAGTTAATTGGAGCGACAGACAAAACAAATGCTCAGATACTCGAATGCACTATGTCAGTAGGTAACAAACATGAGGGCTTAGTTAAAACTACGATAAGGAAAATGATAAATGGGCTATTGCCGTATAAACAAAGCCATGAATTAAAAACCCTTAAAATTAGTGGAAGACATACAGAGGACGGGAGAAGTGAAACCATAGATTTTGTAAAGCAAAGGTTAAAAGACAGTTTCACATTACCTGCTGAAAGGCTAATAAGCACATTTGCCATTCCTGAACATTTTAGCAAGCTGGTGGAAGTTTATAATAAGCACAAAGGGAACTTAAGTATATATAAAGTCAAGGCTTAAATAATAATGAAAAATATAGCAAAATATTATCCGTACTTTTTAGCGTTAATAATCGCTATTGTGTTTTATTATTTTGAAGATAAACTCCCAAATTTAAATGAAGTAATAAAAAAAATACTTGATTCAGCTTTGGTTATTTGTGGGGCTTTATTAGGATTTTTATTAACCATATTAACTCTTATTAATAGCATTAATACCAGAAGAATGAAATTTTTAAAAGAAGCTGGTTACTACCCTATGCTAAATAACTATCTTAAAACTGCATTATATTCAAACCTTATAAGTATCTCTATTTATTTTATTTTACCAATTCTGTCAAGTATTAACCATACACATAATGAAAGGAACTTGGCATATGCCTTATTGATTTATATTATTTCATTTACTTGGATTGTAAATGTGCGTTTTTCTTCTATATTTATAAAATTAATGACAGACCCGCAGGGGCACTAATTTTTACAGAAAATCCTTTACATCTACACCTAATGTATCAGCAAGTTTTTTAAGAGTTAATAAATGAAGGTTAACGGTACCTTGCTCTATAAACCAAAGGTTAGACATATTCAATCCCGTTTCTTTTGCTAATCTAGGGTACGACCACATTTTAGCTATCCTTGCAGCTTTTAGTTTTGCGCCCATTGCTTTTAATAATTGTCCGTCTGTCATAATTTGCCTGTTAATGCTTTATACTTTAAAGAACCATTGCAATTAGCCAATGCAGCAGCAAAACGTTCATCCTGTAACAATGCCCTGTTATTATATCTAAAACCTGATTCATTACAATAGCGTTGTAAATGCTTTGGGCTAACTGAATGATGGATACCGTCAATTTGTTTTTTCAAAATATTCCAGTACCCTTCAATGTTGTTAGTATGTACTAGTATATCTTCTTTGCGTACATACTCTTTCTCCTTATGGTTAACGGTTTTATGAACATACTTTTGACCTACTTTTTTATAGGCATGATGTTCATCTGTTACCATAGTACTATCCAATGCTATAAAGTTTTCTATTGCATCTGTAACGTTTTCTAAATTAGTTTGAGGTATTACTTTTGTCCTCACTTTGCCGCCACGTTCAACAGCACCAAAAACCATAGTTTTATTATCCAGCCCTTTTAATGCTTCTTTCTTTTTAGCATGAATATTTTTTAATTTACCTCCTACATAGGTTTCATCACACTCAACAATACCTTCCAGTAATTCAGGGGCTTTATCAGTCAGCATTTCACGAATACGGTGGTTTAAATGCCATGCTGTTTTCTGTGTTACTCCTAACCAACTTGCTAACTGTAAACTGCTAATTCCTTTGCTATGAACTGATAAAATATAGGTAGCTAAAAACCATTTTGCCAATGGTATTTTAGTGTTCTCGTAAATTGTTCCTACAGTTACAGAAAACTTACTTCTGCATTGTTTTTCCCTGCACTTGAATATTTTACCATTAGGAAAACGATGTACGTTTAATGAGCCACAAAACGGGCAAGCAGGTGTACCATCCCAACGTTGTTGCTCTAAATACTCACGGCATTTATCCTCGCTGTTAAATTCCTTTTGAAAGTCTAATATTGATTTGAATGTTTTCATTTGTTTTAAATTGTCTTAGATAAAGGTAGGGAGTTTATTTTAAGTTTCAAAATTTATCTTTAATTTTATACCAACCTTTATCTAGGACATGAAAATAAAAAATATAACATCTAGGTTTAAGACACATAAAATGTGCATAGAATTTTTAGAGAAGATACTATGGGAGAATGAACCAGTATGCCCATACTGTAAAACACAATTCTTTTCTATTTCAAAACGGGAAGAAAGGTATCATTGTAACAAGTGTAACTCTAGTTTTAGTGTTACTGTTGGGACAATGTTTCATCGAACAAAGTGCGATTTGAGGAAATGGTTTTTAGCTATAAGATTATTATCTAATTCCCCATCCATTTCTGCAAGAGATTTGGGTGATATTTTAAAAGTTACAAAAGATACAGCGTGGTTAATGACAAATAAAATAAAGTTGGATAAAAAGAATTTTGACATTATTTCAAGTGAACTAATAAAAGAATTACCATGATAAATGAATCAAAAATAAAAGAAATAGAATTTGAAGGTACTCTTAAAATTAATGACCTTTCAATCCCTTGTTTTGTTTTAAAGGATGGTACAAGGATATTATCTGGTAGGGGTTTGCAAGTTGGTTAGGAGTAACACAGAAAACA